AAGAGTTTTAAATTTTCAACTTTGAAGTAATATGTGAAGTCAGATGGTGCATTTTCACCAACCGAAATAGCGTAGTCATTTGATGTATCATTCTTACGGTCAGTTACAGTAAGTTCAATATTACCACCAGACTTACCAGTAAGAACAACATCAGGCACACCAAGAACAGCAGACGCCTTTAGAATTTTGTCAAATGTACTTTGTGTGAAAGTGAATTCAACATCAACAGAAGGCATAGTGATTTCTGTTTTAGGCGCAGTCACGATAGATGGATCACTGAACATATAAGTGAGGTTACTGCCACCACCCTCTTCATTCAAACGAACACTCTTCTCATCGAAAGATAGTGTTGGATCTTTGAACAAGGAAAGTGCAGACAAGAATTCATTCAAGTCATAGATTGCAAACTCATTGTTAAACGTGTCTGGAATTGTTGCCTTTGATACGATGTTTTTCATCGCAGACATTGTTCCAATTGTATTACCATTCTTTACCAGAAGATTCTGGTTGATGGTTGAAAAGTTCTTCAGAACTTCTCGTGTATCATTACTAAGCTTCATCAATATTTTCTCCATAAGTATCGTGATTGTGAAGAGCCATTATACCATAATGGATCACCTTTAGCAAGTCTTTTCTATTCTTGCCATCTTTTTTTCCGTATCTTTGTGAATATTTTAAAATATTACCAATACAGAAACCTTCTCCATGGCCACTGTCCATGATGAATTCTGTTGCTTGAAAGTTATTGTGGGAATAATGCTCACCGTATGTGGCATCAATGTATTCTTTGAGTTCAGATAAGATTTTATCTTCAGAATACTTGTAGTCTATTTTTTTCACAGTTACATCCTATAAAGTCAAGTTAAACATAATATATCATAAAAGAGCGCCCCTGTCAAGAGGCGCTCTTACACATTTACTTGATTTCAATCATACGAGGTTTCTTTTCCTCTGGAATGATTCGTTCAAGTTCAATGTTTAGCAACCCATTTTCAAAGGAAGCACCTTTAACTACCACATCATCTGCAATAGTGAAAGAACGTCTGAATGCACGATTCGAGATACCTTTGTGTAGGTATGTGGTATCGTCCACAACTTCGCCATCCTTCTTTTCTACTGATTTGACTGTAAGAGTATTCTCTTTAGTCTCAATCTCAATATCATCTTTACCAAAACCAGCTACTGCAATCTGAATTGCATAGTCAGTTTCAGATACTTTTACGATATTGTAAGGGGGGTAGTTATTTGTTGTTGTAACAAAACTATCGTCAAATAGTCTGTCAAACATTCTATCGAATCCGATAGAGTAGGTTTTAACCCTATCAAAAGGGTCTGTAAGAGCTGTATTTACCATTTTGTTTCTCCTTATAAAGCAAGATACAGTGTGATACCCATAAGGCGTATCACGTTTATTTATAATGACGGTTTTTGGGGGGATACCGACAAACCCTAGTTTTGTGACACAGAGTAGGTATTATATTTGTGTCAGCAGGGCGGCTTACGAATAGCACCCTAATATTATATATGCACGAAAGAGGGATTTTTCAACCCCCCTCTCAAACTTTTTTTATGCAGCCTCAGCGTATTCAATCGCCTTGTCTAGTGCATTCAGTTTCACCTTACGGTTACGTCCATACCAAGAAGAAACCAAACGTCCATCATTAGAACGCCCTTGAAGGTGGTCTGTCATGTGAGTGACAGAGTTAAACGCAGTCCACCAAGAACCTTGAGCAAAGTTAGCACCAGGCTGTGTGTCCAAGTTCTCAAAGGCAATCTTTGCGTTACGAGAAGTGAAAGGAATTACATTGTCTACTTTCTCTTTCGCAGGCGCACCGAATACCTCATTGAAGTATTGGATTACGTTATCAGCAGTGTAACGCTTTCCACCAAGGAATTGTGCCATAGATTTGTATTGTTCCATTTTCTCACGAGCAATACCCATCTGTTGTTTCACTTCATCTGCATCAAATGCCTTACGGTGATTTACTGTAACCATCTGGTCTGCATTTTGTGAAAGTGAAAGAGTGAGCGTGTTCTTACAAACTACACGAATTGGTGTCATACGAATGTTAATTGCTTTACCAAACTGGTGAGGGTTTGTGAACAAGAAGTAGTTCTCTGTAACATCACCATTAAAGAGTTCAAAAGACTCTTTGGTTTTTGCAAGAGCCCAAACCATCTGTCCA